GTAACAGATGGGCTGACAGTAATTATTCCCTCAATCACTCTTGTTATTGTACTATCAGAAGTCTTTGTAATCTCTACGTCATACACGTATCGTGCTGGCGCCTCTAAATTGTTTGTTTGATCGCCAGTAAGGGAAAGGGTAATAACGCCAGTTGTAGCGTCATTAGCGATAGATGTAGTAAATAATGTTCTTGTTCTTGTTGAAGAATAACCAAGAGCCATCTTTGCTGACGCTGTATGGCCTGTTAAATCAAAGGCCGTACCGTCAGTATTGGTAACAGTGATATCAGACGAAAAACTTGCGCCCTGATCAATCCGTAGATTTGCTGTCGCTGCCATTATATTCTTCTAACCCTTTTTTAATTTTGTCGTTATAGTAGTTAGTAAGAACTTCAATTTTTTCTAATTCTATATCGTGCCTTACTTTAGATTGTTGTATTTCTTGTCGTGCAACAATCGTGTTTCTTACTTCTAACGGAAGTTTATTTAAATCATAATCTTTTCCGTCAATTGTTATTATATTTTTTATTTCTTCACTCATAGTTTACTCACTTTCTTATTCTATTTATAATACTAGTTTTGTGGTTGTACTTTACAATAAGCAGGTAATCCTAATGCTGGTCGTCCATCATATTTATTCTTTTCAGCAAAAGGCCCATTTACGTGATTATAATGTAAAAAGACTTGATGACAAATATTACCTTGAAAAGGCTCTCTCCAATGTTCTAAATCACAACCAGAATACACTAACATATCACCTGGCGCAAGATCGACTCTATTTCCCTTGTGCGCAGTTTCTTTTAATAATACTTCTTCTCCTCTTTGAGTATATTGAGATTTAAGTACATTGTTTTCTCCTGTTGGATCTATAAAGATAGGCCACGGATCGCCACCTAAATTAAGTGTTGTTGAAATCTCACAACTAGGTCTATCTTTGTGTCTAAACAACGTTGCGCCTTTTTCATATATTCTTGTATATGCGTAAGTAGGAATTAAATTTAATCCTGTTTGTTGTGACATAATAGGTAACACTTTCATTAATAAAGTTTCCATTACCATATCCCCATAGTGTGAATAAACACCTGGTACTTGTTGATCTTTCCACGTACCATACATTGGATTGTCTTCCATTAAAATATTGTTTTGATACATAAACGCAACAGCATCTCGTTTTAACATAAAGTAATTAAAACAGAAGTTTGCTAGATCAGGCGAAATTGCCTGTTTTATGACTTGATACTTATTTTGTCTAAATTCTTCGTTCATTGTTTTACGTCCTCTGGTTTAATTAAGTTATGTAGTCTATCTTGTAAAAAATTAAAAGATACAGATATACGAATGTCATCGCTTTGATTTGGTTCAACTAAATGATTAAGCCAAAACGGAAACATTATCAGCCTTCCCGCTGCGGGCTGATAGTGTACTTCTCTCCAAGTATCGGGTCTGTGTTGTTCATCTTTTCTTGCTGGCATAGAAAGTTGTACTCCAGGTCTTGGATCTTCAAACTTTAAATGTCCACAATTGTCTGGTGTCTTAATATAATATACACCAGAGTAAATACAGTTTGGGTGTACGTGAGCTCTATTCCAACCGCCTTTTGGATTAATGTTTGCCCACATATTACCTAATACAGGATTTCCTTCTAAATGTTGATGAGTAAATACTTCTCGTTGAGCTGAATATAATATATCTACGAGAGGTTTGTATTCAGGTCGTACATGCATATCTGATGTACTATGCCAACCATTGACATTTGTTTTCGCCAAACCAGGGTCTTTTTGAGACCATTCAACAATATGTTTTTCTAAATGAGCATTTAACTCATTAGCGTTGGGTATATCCCAAACAAAAATCGGTGTCGGAAACCAGTATTCTACATTCATTTTATTTAAACGGTGTTCCTCCAAACCACATTACTAAAGAACGTCTTGTTCCTCTAGTAACAGGTACTACTCTATGTCTTATATAAGAAGCAAAGAAGATTGCGTGTCCTTGTTTAGGTCTTGCAAACTTTCCTTCTGACATTAATTCTAATCCACCACCATCAAATTCAGATTCGTGGGATAATAAACAAGTCATAGATATTTTTCGTACAGGGGGTTCGTTGACACAGTTTACATCACTATCGATATGCCAATCATAAAAACCACCATCAGAATATTGTGTGTATTGTGCAGGTTCAGTTATTTGCATTCCTTCAAAACCAAAATGATTTCCATTCGTTTGATGCATTATACGGTCTAAGACTTTATACATTTGAGGTAATACGTCAAAAGGAATCCAAGAGATATGCGATAGTCTTGTTTTTGTATCTACCGTACCTCCTTTACCTCCTCCGACTTGACCTGTTTCTCTCGGTTGTTTTTCTCCAGCATCAATGATGAGTTTACATTGTTCTGGTGTGAAAATCGGAGTTGTAGTTTCTACAATCAAAGATTTCCAGCGTGGTTCAGTTATTATCATTATTCAGCTCCTCGGTTTTCAATTGGATTATATAGTACGTCACAGTTTGCGGCAAGTGTTCTTCTTATTTGTCCTGTATTGTTAAAAGGATAAACACAATGTCGCATATCATAGGGAAATATGTAAAAATCTCGTAACTGCATTGGTGGTTGATAATCCACTTTCGCAAATTGTCCTGAAGCAGAACCTAATATTTGTAATCGACCATTTTGAGGTTGTTGTTCAGCAGAATATTCTCTACCATAGTGTGTTGGTAGTTTTAATATCATTACTGAAGACAATCCTGTGTATAAATTTCCTTGGTGTACGTGTACTGGATTATATTCATTATCTTTCATTTCATTAATCCAAATACTATTTAAATGTGTTCTATAATTACGTATATGATTCCATTGTAGATAATGGTCATAGACAGTCATAAACCATTGTTGTACGTTTTGAGGGATTAATGAATGTCTTTTCATTTTAGACTCATCATCACCATCATAAAAAATAGAATGTTCGTTTTCTATTTTACCTACAAGTTGTCTATTTGCGGGTGCAAGTTGTTTAAAGTTAGTTTCGTATATTTGATTGATTGTTAAAAAGATGTCTAAAGGAACTTCATACCTTAAAACAGATTGACCTAAAAACACAAAGTTAAATTTCATTTCATTTCACTTTCTTAAAATTTTATATGTCCATATTTATCAATGATACGCTGAGGTATCATAGAACGATATGGATTATCTTCTTTTACTACTCCATTTGTTCTTATGGTGTGCATTTTATCACCCACAATTTTATCATCATAAGTCTTACCGTTAACATTAAACTGACTTAAATTTGTAAAGTTATGTTTAAAGTAAGGTATACCTAAAAACTTATATATCTTATTTATCTGGCTTTCAGGATCGTTGATTAGATCATCATATTTTACAAAACAAGCCATATGACTATGTTCTGGTTGCATTAATATTTTAATCGCCTCTAAATCTTTTGCAATGGCACCATCTTTGTTCATTAACATAGATAGTTTTTCATCATCATTTTTACAACCATATCTATTGACAAACGAGTTAGGATTGTTGTAATACCACTTCATATAAGACGCTAGAACGTCTAAAACATCTCTTAATAGTACAACACACTTAATTGGTTGAGGAAAGTGTTTTCTCATTAACATAAGATTACCTGGTGTAGATACAGGTCCTCTATCAATGATATATTTGTAGTTCCAGTCTTTATAGTATAATTCAAAGACTTTATCCATAACGTTGTCTAAAGACTTTTCATCAGGATAGTTTAAAAAGACATCTGTTTGTTTTAAAAGAAACAGGTCTTTCATTATTTCTAATGTGATTGAATTGGGTGTAACAGCAAGATTAGGATTTTGATTCATTAAAGAACCAAAAAGTGTGTTACCAGATCGTGGCATTGCCACAAGAAAAAATACTTGTTTGTCTAACATAATTAAAATCTATCAGTTTTCAATTCATTTTTATAATACTTATATGACTTATGTAAGTCGTCTATATCTTCACTTTCTGCAATAATAATATTTACTTCCTTAATATCTAACTCTTTACAAGCAAGATATCTGTTGTTACCGATACAGACTTTATATTTATCTCCTTCGGTAACAACGGTCAATGGATTAGTTAAACCCTTTTGTCGTATGCTCTCAAGGACTGTTTTGTAAAGAGTGGTTGTCTTTTGATTACGAGGGTCGTGTTCTAATCCACGATTTCGTAAAAAACAACTACTTAACGGTACCTTCTTTTGGAGCATCAATCTTTGACGCTTCAAAGGTTTTCTTTGCAGCCTCAAGTTGATTATCAAGTGGTTTTGTTGTAATATTATTTTCAACGCTAATACCAAAACCAGATTGAGTATTTTGTTTATAACCTAATTGTTCATTTGGTTTTTTATTGGGCGCTGCCAATAATACACCTTCGTTTGCTAATCTTTCTAATGTAGATAGTTGACCTACTACGTTAAAGATTTCAGGTTGAGATGAACCAGGTGATAAAGTTTTAACTTTATTTTCTAACATTAACTTATAAGAAGTTGCTTGGTGTGTGTTAACATTTTTAGTGTCAAACGTACCATCATCATATTCTTTTTTAAGTTTAGACCATTGATCGATTTCTCTCATACGGTCTTTTGCTACAAGTTCCATATTTGCTCTACCGTAGAGTTTTTCTTCTACTAAGATTTCTAATAATTCTTTTTTTAGATCATCTGTTTCATTTTCTAATTTTCTTTGAAGTTTTTTAATTTTAACTTCATTTTTACGATAATCAAAAGATAATGACATTAAGTTTTCAAAGAACACGTTTTGTTCTCTTACACACTGCCAGTATTTTGCTGCTTTCGTAGGATATTTTGCGTCTTGTAAAACAGACATTCTCATTTCTGTTTCTGTTCTAAAGACTTGTTTTTTATGCCAAGTATCTTTTAACTCGTCTTTTAA